GGAGAAAACAATGGCAAAATCTGATTTGCTTAAAGAAGCAATCGCAGATGCTAAAGCTGTTAAAGAAACGGCATTAGCAAACGCAAAGATAGCACTAGAAGAAGCTTTTGCACCTAGAATTCATGGTATGTTATCCGCAAAGTTATCTGAAGAATTAGACGACGAAGATATGGACGAACCTACACCAGAACCAACTATGGAACATGACGTAATGTATGAACCAGAAGGCGAAGAAGGAATGGGATCTGAAATGGACATGGAAGCACCTGCACCAGAAATGGATACAGAAATTGATATGGAAGCACCTGCACCAGAAATGGAAGCACCTGCTGACGATATGTCAATGGAAGGTATGTATATAAATGATGAAGATGAAGATCCAACCGACGCCGATTCAATGATGGCACCAACGGATGAAGACCTAGAACTAGAAGCAATAATTCGTGAACTAGAAGAAGACTTAGACGAAGAAATGGATCCAGACGAAACAATTGGAGAAGATGCACACAATACAGATGCACCTGATTCAACTGATTCAAAGGGTAATGATCTTATGGCTGATGCTTCAGGAATGAAAAATGAAGAATTTAACATAGACGAAATCATCGAAGAAATTTTATCTGAAGATGATGAGACTGTAGTTGAAGGCGAACATGAAGAAGATGAGAAAGAAGAACCAAAAGAAACAATGGACGAAATCTCGACTGAACTTGATGAAGCTTATAATACTATTCATTCTTTAAAAGACACAATTAATGAAGTTAATCTTTTAAATGCAAAACTTCTTTATACCAACAAATTATTCAGAAATTTTGAATTATCAGAAAATCAAAAAATGACTGTAATTGAAAATTTTGATAGAGCTGGTAATACAAGAGAAGTAAAATTAGTGTTTAGTACGTTAGCTGAGAGTTTTCAACTTCCTGTTAAAAAGAAAAAGATTGTGAAAGAAAGTTTCGCATCTAAAGCTTCAGGAACAACAGCTCCAAGTAACAAAACTAAACAAATTATTAATGAAGGCAACCAATTAGCTAATAGATGGAAAAAATTAGCCGGTTTGCTTTAAACAAGAAAGAAAAATAAAAATGGAAATTTCATCTTTATTAGAAGACAATAATCCTTCCCAAAGAAATGCTGCTAAAGGTTTAGTATCAAAATGGGAAAGAACAGGACTTCTTGAAGGATTAGATGGAGATACTCAAAGATCTGGTATGTCTCAATTGCTTGAAAATCAAGCTAGACAATTAGTGAAAGAAGCTTCATCAAATGGCACATCTGCAAACTCTGAAGAGTGGGCTGGTGTAGCATTACCATTGGTTAGAAGAATATTTGCTGAATTTGCAGCAAAAGAATTTGTTTCTGTACAACCAATGAACCTACCTTCAGGACTAGTATTTTATCTAGATTTTAAATACGGTACATCTCAACCAGGCTTTGAAACAACTGGTGGTACATCAAATGAGTTTAAATTTGGTTCGCCAAATGCTAATAACTCTATGTTTGGTGTAACATCTGATGCTGCAGACGCTTCTGGTGGTTTATATGGTGCTGGTAGATTTGGATATTCAATCAATGAAACATCATCTGCTGCAGGTGCTGGTGGATTTGGTTTAGACGTAACAATCGCAAGTGCAACATCAGCTTCATTAAATTTTGATGGTGATATTATTGGGTTAGGTAAAAATACAGTTGAACATAAAACTTTAACTTTACCAATCGCATCATTATCAGGATCAGATACAACAGCTGTAAGATCATTTACAATTGAATCACAATCATCTGCAACTGCAATTAGTATATTCCCAGCATTAACAAGAATTAGTGGTGATAATGTAGTATTTGTAGCAACAGGATCAGGTGCTTTATTAGCTAATGGAACTCATAGAGGATTCACAGTTAAATATAGCAAAGCACCAACTGATATTACAAGAGGTGATTTTGAAGACAAGAATCCATTTGCTGGATCAAGTGTTAATACTGGTATCGATAATGGTACTGATATTAATATTCCAGAAGTGAATCTTGAAATGCAATCAGATCCAATCGTAGCTAAGACTAGAAAGTTAAAGGCTGTTTGGACTCCTGAATTTGCTCAAGATTTGAATGCATATCACTCAATTGACGCTGAAGCTGAATTAACTTCAATGTTAAGTGAATATGTATCAATGGAAATTGATCTTGAAATATTAGATATGTTAATCAATGGCGCAGTAACAACTGAGTATTGGTCAGCTACATCTAATCAATTTATTAATGCCGCTGGAACAGCCTTCGAAGGAAAAGCTGTTGATGCTGGTGGATATTATAATACACAAGGAGAGTGGTTCCAAACTTTAGGAACTAAACTTCAAAAAGTATCTAATAAGATTCATCAAAAAAACCCTAAGGGGTGGCGCTAATTTCTTAGTAACATCACCTGCTGTTGCAACTATCCTAGAATCAATTCCTGGATTTGCTGCCGACACAGATGGTACTAAAATGGAATTTGCTGCTGGTGTTCAAAAAATTGGTTCAATCAATAATAGATACACAGTTTATAAGAATCCATACATGAAAGAGAACGTAATCCTTATGGGTTATAGAGGAGCTCAATTCCTTGAAACTGGTGCAGTTTATGCTCCATACGTACCTTTAATTATGACTCCACTAGTATACGATCCTGTTAATTTCAC